CATAGTTGCAGGTAAAGCTAAAATAGCTGCAAGAATTAAAGTTTTCATTAAATGTACCCCTAGTTATTGTTTGCAAATTTGCTCACTAAGTATACATTTTAAGTTATTAATAATCTATGACTACCAAGTAGGACACCCAACAAACCCCAACCGAACCCCCTGTATATATGAACTATATGCGAGGGCTTTTTTATGCGTGATGATCAAACTAAAGAGTTAGAAGAGCTAACTGAAAAAATGACAGATGATCTTATTCAAATTGCATATGCTGCAAGTGAATGTGGTTTTGAAACACCTGAAGATCGCGGTAATAAAGTATGGCTCTACAAGGGGTTGAACCAGTGTGCCTCAGCTATCACAAAAGTTGAGCAAGTTCTTGCATATCGTAGAGGAACATTGCCGCCTGCAAGTACAGATGAAGAAACACAAAAAAAATATGAGGAAAATTTAAAAAATAAAGCCAAGGCGATTATTCAAAGTGTAAAAGCTAAGTCAAATTATAGTTAATTATGAAAGCATCTTTTGCTGAATTCTATGTTCTTTGGGATGAATATCTAGGGCGCGAAACACCCTTATTCCACATTGAAACATGTGAATGGATGGAAAATCTATCTGATGAAGTTGATAACCTTCTTATGCTTCCACGTGGGCATAATAAATCAGGGATAGTAACTGTATTTAATGCTTGGCGCTTCTATCGTGATGCTGATGATTTAGTACTACATCAAGGGGCAACAAATATTGATGCTCTTAAGTGTAGTCGTGCAGTAGTTCGTATTCTTGCCAATCACCCACTTTGTAAACTTAATAATGTAAAGAAATCTCATGGTGGTGTCATTAAATGGTGGGTAGAAGGCTCTAACGATGAACAGTATGGCTCTATGTATGCGCGAGGCATTTTATCAAGCGTAACTGGACAACGTGCCAAACACATCCAAAACGATGACGTAGAAGTACAGAAGAACGTAGCCACAGAAGAAAATCGAGAAAAATTAAAACATAGCCTTACAGAGCAGACCCATATTTTAGTTCCTGGTGGAACAAGTCTATTTATTGGGACTCCACACAGCTATGAGTCAATCTATAAAGAAATGATTGAGGCTGGGGCAAACTGCTTTATTAGAAGGATGTTTGAACATGAATATCGAATAGAGGGGCGAAGAGAAGCAGTTCTAAACTTCTATCCTGAATATGTTTTTAGTGGCATTCATAAATATAGTAAGTGCCTAGAAGAGAATAAGCACTACACAATAGAAAAACATGGCAATGGCTATAAAGTAACACTTCTTGATGACTATTCATTTGTTGACTTTTATGCCAAAGCACTATGGCCTGAACGCTTCACTAAACAGGAAATGACAAAACGACGTAAAAAGTGTCGAACTATCAATGAATGGGATTCACAATACCAACTACATGCTAAGCCTATTGGTGATGTTCGTCTTGATCCTGACAAGTTGATCCCATATGACTGTGAACCAACTTTAAAATATGCCAATGGCGTTGCATTAATGATGTTAGGCAATGTCAGAATTGCTTCTGCTTCTCTACGTGTTGATCCATCTGAAGGGAAGAAAGATTCAGATATCTCATCTGTTGCACTAATTCTTCATGATGAACAAGGCCGAATGTACTGGCATAGATCTATTAGCCTGAAAGGAGAAGTGGGTCCTACGGATGAATCAGGCCACAACATTATAGGTGGACAGGTCTATCAATTAGTTCAACTTATTAAAGAGTTTTACATTACTAGAGTGACGGTTGAAACAAATGGTGTAGGTGGATTTTTCCCAAGTGTTCTAAAGAGTTGCCTCAAACAACAAGGTGTTAGATGTGGTGTAACTGAAATAAAAGAAACTAAGAATAAAAACCTAAGGATTTTAGGAGCTATTGAAGGCCCATTAAATTCGGGTGTTCTATGGGCTCATGTATCAGTTTTATATGATCCAGATAAGCCAGAAGATGATAGTTTTGAAGTTCGTATTATGCGCTCATGGAATCCAGCAGTTACGAACCAGATTGATGATCCATTAGATTCATTAGCAGGTGCAATATCTGATGAACCTATACGCATAGGTAAATCACACAACAAAAATGACTATAAAGAATCCGTTAATTGGAGAACAAACGGTGGCGTATACGAAGCCACAGTAGACTTTGATTAGGGGTAGGCTATGGCAGTACCAGAACAGACGCCATTTATAGAATATACAGCGAATGGAACCACTACAGTTTATCCGCTTACGTTTGACTGTGATAAATCTGAATACTTGATTGTATCTCTTGATGGAGAAGAGGCACCAGTTGGGTCATGGAGCCTTACTGGTGAGTCAATAACTTTCAATTCTGCACCTGCTAATGGTGTGCTGATTACAATTGAAAGAAATACGCCATTCCGTAGAACAACTGAGTATCAATCTTACAACAACTCATTTCGTCCATCACCTGTAAACAAAGACTTTGATTTAATCTGGTGGAAACTTCAAGAACTTGGTTATCGTGATCAAGTTATTTGGCTTGCTTTAGTCAAAGAAATTGCTGACCGTATTGCTGGCGACGATAACCTACAAAGCCAAATAAATACTATTGACGAATGGTTGGCTAATCTCCAACAAAACGTAAATGAAAACACTAATGATATTGCTCAACTAGTAGAAGATCTTTCAAGAGAAATTGCTGACCGAATTACAAATGATGAAGCGCTAAAAGAAATGTTCCTTGCAATGATGGATGAAGCCATTAACGAGGGGACAATTAATGCATTAGCAATTACACACGTAGACTCTCTCAGTGATTTGGAAAATGTTACAAATGTTTGGGAAGGTAGAACAATTTTTGTTAAAGATTTAGGAAACTATGAATATAAATCATCTTCTAGTAGTTGGATTAAATCTTATCAATCATCTGCAAATGTTATAGACGGAACTGAAAATCAGGAACAAATAAACAATAAAACAATCCAATATGTTGATTCGGTAGCGTCATTACGATCGTTAAAGCCTCGCCATAATTATGCTGTTGCTGAAACAACCTCGTTCTATAGTGATACGTTTTCAGGGCGTAACCGATTTAAATGGGATCCAGCTAATACAACTGATGACAACGGCTATTCAATCATAAAAGTTAATAACATTAGTATTGGTCGTTGGAGGATGATTGATGATGATTCGATCACATCTAGTCAAGTCGGAGTAAGGGATTCAAGTAATAGTAATCAGTTGTTGCTTAATAAATTAGTTTTTCAATTCAAAGAATTTAAATTCATCAATAAAACAATTATTGATGACACTCTTGTACTGAACTCAAATGATGTGAAATATACAGGTTCGTCAACGCAATCAGAGATATTTTACGCAGGTGGTGCAGGGGCAAGTGGTGCTTTAAAAAGCATTGTAAAAACTTTTAAAGAAAATGGAAATGCCGTCAGTAATATCAAGTTATCTGACTTGAAAATTGCGATGAACCGCGCAAATTATACTGTAGGTTTTGATGCTCGTTACTTAACGAATGAATCCCTAATTGATCGTTTAAAAATCACAGGTATTGCAGATACTTCAGTAGGGATTTATTTAACTAAATGTTGGTACTCAAAATTCAGGCAATGCATGGTGTCAGGCTACAGCGATTTAGATGCACCAAATCGACATGGTATCGGAATTTATATAGATTCTTTAATCGCTAACGGTGCTCAGGTCAATGCAGTTGAATTTGACGTTAAATGCCACTCGCTTAATTACGGGTATTTAATTAACCCACAAAACTACATTTACGGTCTAAACCTACTCAATATGGCAACCATTGAGAATTGTAATTTCGGTATTAAAGTTAAAGGGAGTACAGCGGATTTATCCGTTAGACAATCTGTAATCTCTCAATATTTTGAAAATAACACGGTCGATATTGAGTGGGGGGATGAGACAAATCAACGAGCGTTAGCATCACAACACACTTGGTTATCATGCTCATTTGATAATGTACATTCAACAATTAAACTTTGGGAAGGTAGCCATGTATTTATTGGATGTAAAGGTGTAGTTAATTTAACAATTGGAGCTAATGCCTCAGTCCGATTTGTGAACACACCCGCGCCAACTGGTGTGGTTACAAACCTAGGAAGTGATAATTATTTTGTCGAATCAAATGCTAAGACGTTCATTACGTCTGGCACTTATAGATCAGGTTCTTTACCACCAGGAGCTATGTTTAAACGTCGTTTCAGAACAACAAATACATCAACTACCTTTGACATAAGTAAAGCATTTTCATCAGCTTCCTTTACTGAAGGACAAACAGCTGAAATAAGGCTGACAAGTCGTCGAGACTATGATCTAGATGTTAAAGAATGGAGGGGAACACTTTGGAGAAAACCTGATGGTAATTCATTCTTAGTTAAGCTTAGTGAAACTACTGGACTGACAGTTTCAATTGTTGGCGACATTCTGACTGTAAGTGATGGGCGTGGTGATTCAAAAACTTATGAATTAATCATGCATATTGATTAGATAATTACAAAATCCCTAGTATAAATATCTAGGGATTAAATAAACTTATTATATTTTTGTTTAATTCTAATTGGTCAAATTTTGAATTAGAATAAATTAACTCAATATATAGCCAAAATTAAATGAGAAACTTATCAATAGATTATTTGAAAGTTGTATTAGCCTTTCTAGTAGTTTTATTGCACTTGAATTTTTTAAGTGAACAATTACCTGAATTTGGATATTTGCTCGTAAACGGCCTTTTCCGTTTAGCTGTTCCTTTATTTCTTATCATTACGGGGTTTTATTTCGCAAATGTAGATACTTTCGAAAAGTTTAAAAACTGGTTCTCCAGAGTATTTATTCTATATGCGATCTGGATGATTTTCTATTCACCTTTCTGGTTTAAAATTAGTAATTTATCTGGAATTTTTATAAATGCGTTTATGGGATACTTTGTACTTTGGTACTTGATTGGGGTGATATTTGCAGGAACCTTATTGTACTCATTGAGGAACATTAAAACGAATGTTTTACTAGCTTTTGCGTTAAGCTTATATATCATTGGTTACGCTATACAACAAATAGGAAATCTTCATTTGTTTTCTGGTTTTGTTGATAAGGTTTTGAATTGGCACCCTGTATCAAGAAATTTTATTTTTGATTGTTTCCCTTTCTTAACTCTAGGTTTTTTAATAAAGAAACTTAATTTAGAAATTAAATATAAACCTTCAATTATGCTTGTACTATTCTCAATTGTTCTTGTATTAATTGAAAGTCGTTTAAATTATGTTTTTATTAGTAAAGACGAATCTTTAGATCATATTTTAACGATGTTAGTATCTGCACCCTTAATTTTTCTATATGTTAAAAATATGAAAATTATGGGTAATAATAAAAATTTAGCACTTTTTTCCACTGCTGTATTTTTAATACATCCTTTTTTTATGTTGTTATATAGCTTCATTGAAGCATATGGAATATCATTAATTAACATTCCAAAAGAACTATTTGTTATTTCACTATCTTTTCTTGCTGGTATAGTTTTAATATTTATAAATAAAAAAGTAAAATATATCCTTTAGGCTTCTATTAATACATATTTACCCAACAAAACATCTTAAGCCCTAGCTTTAAATAAGTTAGGGCTTTTTTATTGCCGAAATAATCTGGAGATATAAATGGAACCAGTTTCCACAAGTGGCTTTGCTGCGATTTTAAAGTTTTATGGGGTGGCAATCATGGTGACTTTAGCAGTTGCTTTGGTTGCAGCAGTTGTCTTGATGACCCGCATGCCACGCTCACCACAAGAGTGGGCAGTTGGTTTGATATGTACGGTTGTGTCAAGTCTAGCGGGTGGTTCACTAATTATTATGAAGTTTAGTTTGCATGCGTGGGCAACTGACACATGGGGATGGTTCGCCATAGGCGGACTTTTCTTTGTCTGCGGCTTGCCGGGCTGGGCTTTGATCAGGTGGGTTTTTAATTTTATTGATAAACAAGAAGGCAAGACCATTGTCGAAGTGATCAAAGAAATTAAAAAGTCCAAAAATGATATTACAGGTGGTGGACCATGACAGTTAAAAACTTCTTCGATGCTGCCCGCGTCATTGCTGGTGGCAAACTTACACAAGAACAAGTAGATGATCTAAATAAGGTGGTCAATAAACTTGCACCAGGTGGAAAAACTACAAGTGATGATGGTATAGATTTAATAACTAGTTTTGAAGGCACGCGATTCAAAGCTTATGACGATGGTGTAGGAGTCTGGACTATTGGCACTGGCACAACAGTTTATCCAAATGGCGTGAAGGTTAAGCAAGGTGATACTTGCACACCTGAGCAAGCTAAGACTTACTTTAAGCATGACTTAGCCAAATTTGAAAAGACTGTAAATGAATCGGTAACTGTACCTTTAACTCAAAATCAGTTTGATGCATTAGTATCGCTGACTTACAACATTGGCTCTGGTGCTTTTAATAATTCAACCTTATTAAAGAAACTCAATAAACGTGACTATCAAGGTGCTGCTGATCAATTTCTTGTGTGGAATAAAGCGGGCGGTAAAGTTATGAAAGGTCTAGTTCGTCGTCGAGAAGCAGAGCGAGCACTCTTTTTAAAGAAGTAACTTATATGTGCAAACGTACCAAAGTTGCATCAATCATCACATTGCTGTGTTTAATCTTCTCAGGTTGCACAGCTCACACAATTAATAGTAATGTGAACGTCTCTATTTGTGTGAGAGCACTTTAATGTCAACACAGCTAATTAAACTTCGTGACACAGCAAGTGATAAAATTGTGGACCTATTAGCTGAGCTCGATAAAAATGGGGAAGTCACCAAAATTTACGACTACAACGGCAATGAGTTAAAGGTTAATTTCTTGCGTGATGAAGTCTATTATAAAAAGTCTTGGTGGCAGTTTAGTAAGAAGCAATCAACTATCTGAGTTTATATAATCAATTTTATACTTCTCTATGTTTTTGTGAAAATCTTCAGAGATATTACTTTTTAGAATTGCCCTACATAGTTCTGTTAAAGCTTCTTTATAAGTATCAGCATCAAATCTAATCTTAAGTAAAGGGCATTCAACTAACCACTTTTGTTTTTCATTATTCCAAACTATTAAGAAAGAATGCTGAAACATCTCACTTGCTAATTCTTCTGTTGTTTTCATTTTTTATTGTCCTATTAATTAGCCCAACTGTCTACAATATCTGCCCAGTCTTGCAGCATTTTACGTCTGCTCTCTAAATATTTAGCATGGTTGTAGGTCGCTCTTGTTTTGTTCTCTTCAACATGTGCTAACTGTTTATTAATCCAGTCTGGCTTATATCCTTTTTCGTTCAAGAGTGTTGAGGCGGTAGCGCGAAAATCATGTGTTGTTACTTCTGGCAACCCAATAAAGACAAGTGCTCTATTTAGTGTAGTTCTAGCTAACATTTCATCATCTCGATAAGGTGCAGCAAAAACATATTTTTGATGACCACTAATTTCGTACTGTTCTTTTAATAATTCATAAAGCTGATCAGACATAGGTACAATATGAATATGATTTTTCTTGTTAGTACGTTCTTGTTTACGTCTTCTAGAAGCTCTTGGGTATTTTATGAGCCTGTCTTCAAAATCTACAAAAACCCACTCTGTCCTGCGAACCTCAGAAGCGCGCAACATAGAATACATTAAGGTCAAACAGGCATTTCTAACAGTTCGGGTTCCACCATAAACATCAAGACGCGTTCTAAGCCTAACACGCTCATGTTTCTCTAAAGGTCGTGCATGCTCTGGCTCTGGCTTCTCTATCGCCTCTTTAACAGCTGGAGTTGGGTCGCTTGGAGCTCTTAGGGTAACTACTGCGTAGCGCATGACAAGCCCAATGAATCGCCGATTTAGATTTGCTACTGCTTCGCCGGTTCCGTAATGACTAAGTTTTTTAACTCTTGCTACTGAATTTTTCATAATTGTCAGAACATCAGCTGAAGTGACTTCTTTTACGGGCTTATCACCAATTACCTTGTAAACATCTTTCTCCATATAAGATTTAAATTGTTTGATGTAGTCCTCAGACTTATATTTCATATTTTCAGTAATATATTCTTCAGCAATAGTTTTAAAAGTATTACTAGCATCCTTGCTTTTGCCTTGTTTTATTCTGGTCTTTTCTTCTACTGGATTTATTTCATCTTTGAGCAGGGCTTTATTTTCATCTTTTTTCTTTCTTGCTTCTGCCAATGAGACAAGAGGATATTCACCAAGGCTGATTGTTCCTTCTTTACCTTGTAGTGTATATTTAAGCCGCCAAATTTTCTTACCAGTTGGCCTAACCTCAATGTATAGTCTTTCTGCATCCAGAACCCTATACATTTTTTCTTTTGGTTTGAGTGCTTTAATTTTGGCATCAGAAAGCATTAAGTTACCCGTTTGAAGTTTTCTGTTACCCGTGAGCATACCCGTTTTTTTGGCAGATTCATACAGATCAATACCGACTAAAACAGACTAAAAGAAAGTGGCAAGAACTGGTAAGCAAAGACTTTACCGATTAATACAGATTAAAGCAGAGTTAAGTGAATATTTTAATTGCGAATGATGACGGTGTTTTTGCGCCAGGTATACAGGCTTTAGCTGAAGCATTAAGACCACTTGGACGCGTGGTTGTGGTTGCACCAGAAAGTGAAAGAAGTGGTTTCTCAAGTGCATTAACATTGGATCGACCATTACGTCCCATTCAAATTGCCGAAGATGTCTGGGCAGTGAATGGTACACCAGCAGATTGTGTTTATTTATCCATGAATGGTTTGTTTGATTTTGAATTTGACTTGGTCGTGAGCGGAATCAATAGTGGTGCAAACTTGGGAGATGACGTCTTATATTCGGGAACAGTAGGGGCCGCATTTGAAGGTCGTTTAATGAAACAACCTGCAATTGCCGTGTCTTTAGCTGGTCCTGATGTACGTGCTTATAACGATAAAGAAGATTATGCTCAGGCTGCTAAATGGGTACATGATTTTATTGCAAGCGGATTACCAGCTTTGCCTCCGCGACATATCTTTAATATCAATATTCCTGACGTACCGCAGTTAAAAGGGGCGCAGATTACATATCAAGGTCGCCGTGCTCAATCTAAGCCTATTACCAGTCATGTCGATCCACGCGGACGTCAAGTTTACTGGATTGGATTAGCAGGTGAGGCGGTTACAGATCCGCAACGTGTTTCTAGCCAGATTCAATCTGATTTCTTTGCCGTTGCAAACGGTTATGTAAGTGTTACCCCTATTCAAATGGATGCAACAAATTACGCTGTTTTAGAAGATTTACAGATCAGTTTGAGTCAATAATTTGCCTCGAATGTTATAACTTTGTGAATAAAGAAAAAGAGGAACGTGTTTCCTCTTACTTTTTTGGTACTCTTAGCCGAAATGATTTGTAGCATTTAGTGAGGGAGATCAATGCATTTAATTGGGCAACAAAGCAGAGTGCATATCCAAAAAGACAAAATAATGAAAATTATGTTGTTGTCTGTGGCTGTAGGTTTTACCGTTGCTATGGCAGGGTGTGCTTCTAAACCACAAATTAATAATAGTTCTCGCTATGCAATGGCTCCTAACTATTACACAGTTCGTTCAGGTGATACTTTAAGTGGTATCGCAATGCGTTATGGCCTCGACTATATTAGTATTGCCGAAATGAATGATATTGCTCCGCCATATCGTATTTATGTTAATCAGTCTTTGCGTTTGAAGAAAGGTTCTTCACCAAGAACAGTATCTACGCAAGTCATGGCACAACCTGAGCAAATCAAACGTCAAACCATTGCTCTACCAACCACACAACCTGTTACACCAGTAACTCAGCCTACAACGACCGCACCGTCAACGAATACGACAGTGACTTCGGTTGCACCAAATTCTAGTTTACGCTGGATAAAACCGAATAATGGGCCAGTGATTCAAGGGTTTAATTTGGCAAATAATGTCAAAGGAATCCGTTATGGTGGAAATCAGGGTGACCCTATTTATGCCGCAGCAGATGGTCAAGTTGTCTACGCAGCTGATGGCTTAAAAGAATACGGCAATCTGGTTTTAATTAAGCATATTGACGGCTATATCAGTGCCTATGCCCACAATAGCAAGATGTTGGTGAAAAGCGGTGACAATGTAACTGCTGGACAAAAAATTGCCGAGATGGGCTCTACTGGGGCTTCTCAGGTCATGCTTGAGTTCCAGATCCGTTTGGATGGAAAACCAATTAATCCTATAAATCTTTTACCAAAATAGCTAATGCATAAAACTTAGGTTTCCTCGTATAATATAATTGGTTGCTTTCATTACAACAATAAGCATTTTTTTATAAATTTAGAATTAGATTTGAGGAAACCTATGTTAGATCAGCTTCGTGCGATGGGTGTTTTTGCTTGTGTGGTTGAAAAAAGTTCATTTAGTGGTGCGGCACGTGAATTAGGAATTACAACAAGTGCGGTGAGCCAGCAGATTCGATCCCTTGAGCATGAAATGGATGTAATTCTATTACATCGCTCCACGCGTAAACTCAGTTTGACAGAAGCCGGACAGGCTTTTTTTTCAAGCTGTCAAGAAATGTTGGCGGCTGCTGAAAGGGGGAAAATCAGAATTAATGAGTTGAGGGATGACTTAATTGGGGATTTGCGTATCGCAACTACTCCTGATTTAGCAGTTCAGCACCTCATTCCTGCGTTATCTCACTGGATGTCAGCTCATCGCGGTTTATCTGTGCATTTTGAAGTTGGGCATCGTTATATCGACTTAATTGAAGAGCGAATTGATATTGCAGTGCGCATGAGTTCTACGCCGGTAGAAGAAAGCAGCTCTGTCATTCCGATGGCTTTTGTCGATCAGATTTTAGTAGCTTCTCCAAGTTATCTGAATCAATCTAGTCCAATTGTGCATCCTAATGATTTAAGAGATCATGAGTTATTATCAATTAATGTCATGAATGACGCGCACCATTTCCATTTTCAACATGTAAAAACGGGCGAAACACTGAATGTTGAAATGCAAAGCCGTTTGCAGAGCAATAATTTACAAGTTGCAAAAGCGTTATGTCAGCAAGGACATGGTATTGCAAGAATTTTATATTTAGATGCTCAAAAAGAGTTAAAAAATGGTTCTTTAATTGAACTCATGCCAGATTGGAAATTACCAACTTTTACTTTGTATGCAGAAGTTGCCAAGCATGACCAACAGCCAATGAAAATTCAGCGCTGTGTTGAAGCACTTAAACAATATTTTAGTCAGTTAGCAGGAGGACGAGCGATCCAAATCGTTCGCTAATTTTGCGCCTCTAAAAGTAAAAAGGGCCTGTATTTGACAGGCCCTTTTTTATTACTTCTGTTTTAGGGTTGCAACTTCTTCTACACTTTCTTGCGGCAGATCTTCTGCCGTAAGCTCTTCATGCTTCTTAATTTTTTTCTTATTTTTCTTTTTCTTCTTTGGCTCCTCTTCAATTTCTGCGCCATCTTCAATGGCTTGCCAATATTCGAGTTGCTCCATTACAGCAGCATAAATAGAGTGTTTACTGTACTTACCTTTTTTGTCGAGTGTACCGACAGGACGGGCCATTAAAATCTCAAGCGCTTGATCAATCGTATCAATTGCATGGATATGGAATTGACCACTTTGTACCGCATCAATTACATCTTGGCGTAACATCAAATGCTGCATGTTTTGACGTGGAATAATGACACCTTGTTTGCCAGTTAAACCTTGTAATTTACAAGCATCATAGAAGCCTTCAATTTTTGCATTTACACCACCAATTGGTTGAACTTGGCCTAACTGGTTCATAGAGCCGGTAATTGCCCATGATTGATCAATTGGTATTTGGCTAATTGCAGAAATTAATGCAGAAAGCTCAGCAACTGTTGCACTGTCGCCGTCCACTTGTCCATAACTTTGTTCAAAGGCTAGAGCAGCAGAGAAATGTAAAATCTGTTCACGACCAAAGTGAGCTTTCAAGAAGCTAGACATGAGCAATACGCCTTTGGCATGCAGTGAACCACCAAGTTCTACACTACGTTCAATATCAAGAATATCGCCGCCGCCTTGATAGACTGATGCAGTCAAACGTGAAGGTAAACCAAACTCAACATCTGCATAGTGAATAACAGAGAGGGCATTGATTTGACCTAAACGATGACCGGAAGTTTCGATTAACTGAGTTCCACGTGACAGGTCTTGCCAGTAAAGCTCTCTTAAATAGCCTAAGCGATACTGTCTGTGTTGTAGTGCCAAGTTAATGTGCTGGTCAGTTACAAGCTTTTCATTGGCTTTAAATGCATGGTGATGTGCTTCGCGAATTAGGTCACCCAAAGTTGAAGCATGTAACGACAGTGAGCTTTGGTCTTCTGCCTGACGACTTGAGTCGGTAAGTAATGCTGCTAAAGCACTGCGATCAAACGGAAGTAATTTATCCGCTTGTACATAATCAGCAATTAGCTGCATGTAGGCTTGTTCATTTTCATCATTACGTTGCAGAGTATCGGTAAAATCTGCACGAATTTTAAATACGCTACCAAGCTCTGGTTCTACTTCTAAAATTTCATAATAAATTTCAGGTTCTGCCATAAGAACCACTTTAATATCAAGCGGAACAGCAGCAGGTTCTATCGAGATAGAGCCTGTTAACGTCAGCATATGTTCAAGAGAAGAAAGCTTGAGCTGACCTGATTTCAAGGCGCGCTTTAAACCTTGCCATGCATAAGGCTGTTC